ATGTAATACTTAACGGTTTAGATGCATTACCTCAAAAAACCACAGGCGCGGGCCATATAAAACTACAGGGAAGATACAATTTAGAGGATATATTACTTGTTACAAATGTCACTACAAACGCAATTTTGTATAATTTTAGTGATCCTGACCTGGGCGGAGAAATAGAACAGAATGTAGGCGGACAAGATCCAGACTTTGCAAAATACTTGCAAACCACAGATGCAACAACCACGCTAAAATTTAACACAAACTCCAACAATCAGAGTGAGTTTGACCAATTGCAGATTTTTGTTGAAAACACTGAAAATGCACAGAGTATAACTACAGTAAGACCATTTGATTTCGGTACAGATGCTATCGAACGAATGCGGGTAGCAACACCATATTCGATGCTAGACGCTGATTTCGAATATGGTCTGCAGCCTACAAAATGGGCAGCTATTGGCGTCCAACGAGGATATCCTTCTTTGTATGAAATACCAGGCACCGATACGCCTGTGTCTTCTGTTACTACAGATGCCAGCTTTGGTAACACAACAGAGGACTTTGAATACAATGTAACCAACAATGGCACTTCGAACTGGCTTGTTACTGGATCAGACCGCACCGGCACAATAACAGATGAGCAAGACCCAGATATCTTTGTGCGTGAGGGCGATAAACTGGATTTTATAAATAGTGCATCTAGCTCGCATCCTTTGTATCTAAAAACAGTTGACGAAACAGGCACAAATAATCTTGTTGAAGGAGCAAGAGGTCAAGGCGCCTTTGATGGATCTGCTGTGTCTTGGCAAACTACTCTGGGAGATGCTGGCACCTATTACTACACCTGCCAGAACCATTCTGGTATGGTTGGAATCATAACAGTAGAAGCTGCTGATAGCAACACCGGAGTAGGTCAAAGTGAAATAACTGTCAACACAATCACTCCTCACGGAGTTGAGCTAGGCGACCCTATCACTATTAAAGCATTGGAAGACGCAGTCGTAGGAGCTGCACGAGCAGAAGGAGCATTCATCGTCACAGAGGTCCCAGACGATAATACACTGCGATATTTTGCAAAAGCAAAAGTAGGAACTACTCCCGGAGATATTCTATCCACTACGTACACACAGTTAAGAAGAGCAGATTTTTATACTGGCGCAAGTATAGGAACTCCTCAATTTAACCTAATCAGCAACGGTAGCGAAGGAACAATTTCAACAGAGCTGGAAGTTCCCGACGAATCTACACTTATTCCCTATGACGGAGCAAGTCCGCCAGTAGGGTCTCCTCTCGTAGGTAATACAAGTCTTTCTCAAAATACCCAAGTTACTGGAGTAATACAAACTTCCGCAGGAGGCGGAACTTATATTACAGTTGAATTGCAAGGCGATTATTCGGCCGGCGAAACACTATTAACTTTGGTTGATGCTACCGGAGTAGTCCCTAACCTTGCTTTAGATTCGGGCAACGGAAAAGCTACCTTTATACAATCGGTTAACGGCAACAATGTTATTCTATCCGATCCTATCAGCGATTTTCTGCTTGGCACGACTAATACCTATACTGATATATCTGGCACAAACGACATATCTAGCGGATCAGGCGCAAATTTCGATGTAACAATTGCTTCCGGGGCATACGAGTTAGAATCTATTAACGATGGCGGAGTAGCGTATAAAGTTGGAGATCGTATAGAAGTGTCCGGTGCAGACTTAGGAGGAGGTTCTCCGGAACACGATTTAATTATAATAGTGGAGCAAGTTAGTGATACAGGAGAAGTGATAGGCACATCGCAGGAAGGTTCACCGTTTGAAGGGTCGGCAACCGTGTTAGGGCTAACGCCACAAGACGTAGAAGTGGGGTCCGGAGTTGCTTTATTTGATGTATCTTATACAGATAATGTTTATTCAGTATCAGTGTCTTCCAGTGACGCGTCAGAAAATTATGCGCCAAATGATAGACTGAGTATTCCGGGAACAGATGTCAATGGTCAAACGCCACAAAATGACATTATTATCACTGTAGACACAGTAGACACAGCAGGAAAAATTACAGGAATTACCAGTGCAGGCACAGCACCAGATGCATTTTTAGAATTTCTAGACGTGTCTTATCAAGGAGGAACAGGTACAGATGCTACGTTCAATGTAAGAACTGCGGGAACAAGCTATAATTTAGAAATAACTAATTTTGGCACCAACTATGTAGAAGGCGACGTGCTTACTGTGAATGGCGATAACCTAGGCGGGACTTCGCCAGCAAACGACCTTTCGATTACAATTGATACTGTAGACGACAACGGAACAATTACACTTGTAAATATCTCAGGGACAGCTGTAAATTCAGATTCTTTTGCAAACACAACTGCCAGTAATATACTAGGATCAGGACTAGAGGTGACTGTCAGTTTGAATGCTGGTCAATATACACTTGTAAGTATTGATAAAGCGGGTGTAAATTATGCTACAGATCAAACATTTGTTATACCAGGCACAGAATTTTTTGGCTCAAGTCCTGCTAATGATGTGACTCTTACAGTCTCAACTGTTGACGGAACAGGTGCAGTTACTGCGGCAACCGTGACAGGCACAGCGGTTACCGGCGGCGGAACTTTTACAGTGTCAGGGACAGTGCAACAGACAATAGGAAGTAATGCAACTTTCGACGTTACAAGAAATTCTGGTACATACGAGGCATCGATAAAGAATGCAGGCGTTGATTATAAGGCCGGCAACCGAATTATCTTGAACGGTGCTGACCTAGGAGGAGTCTCTCCCGCCAATGATGTAGTAGTAAAAGTTAATTCTGTTGATGACAATAACGGTATAGAAAGCGTAGCAACTAATCCTAATACTGCTCCTGTGGCACCAGATTACGACTTGATATCAACAGTATTGATATCTGAGCCTACAACAGATATTATCACACGTCAAACGGAAATAGATTTCAAAGCGCTTGCTACACTAGAAGTCGAGTTTGAAAATGCACACGGGTTGGTGCCAGGAAGTACTTTTATAGTGACTGTAACAAGCAACGACGGGGAGAATAATCACGAGCTTGCGGCCGGAAGTTTTATTGCAACTAGTATACCTACAGAAACCACAATTGAGTATCAGGCAAGAACAGCAGGGACAATTTCAGAAGGACAACAAATTAACGGTTCTATATACCCCAGGCCAGATTCTTTCTTTATTCACAGACCGTTCGACGGCGGCGTCCAATTAGGCACGGGCGGGCCTCAGCACGGCGCCCAGGCGATACGTCAGAGTAAAAAATACATTCGTTATCAGTCAGGCAAAGGCATTATGTACACAACAGGTGCCTTATTTGCCCCTTCTTATGACTTGAGAAGCGTTGTTGCAGAAGGCACAGAAGTAGACAGTCTCATTACAGTAAAAACCGACAATAATGACCACGGTTTACAAGTAGGCGGGATTATAAGATTATCAGGAATTGAAACTCCGGGATACAATTCAGGAAATCAAACTGCATTGCCGCCTGAATTTGATTATACAGTAGATTCAATTATCGATGAAAGAACATTCACTATACGAGCTCAAAGAAGACTAGGAGATACAAATGCAGTTTTAAGCTTCAATGCACAAGTCGGCATAATTTCATGGCACGGAGCAACAGTCAGATCCGGCATATTCGACGATCAAAATGGAATATTTTGGGAGTACGATGGCACACAAATAAGTGTAGTACAGCGGACAGGAACTAAACAGCTGGCTGGCACCTTGTCAGTAACAGTGGACAGCAATTTAGTACAAGGAGAAAATACAAAATTCCGAGATCAGCTAAAAGCTGGTGATCGCGTAGTTATTAAAGGTATGACTCATGTAATATCGCATGTTATAGATCAAACCACTATGACTATGACTCCAGATTGGAGAGGTGTTGTTGATGTGTATGCTGCAAAAGCAAATCTTGTAATTGACAAAAAGGTCAAACAGGCAGATTTTAATCTAGATAGGTTAGACGGCACTGGTCCTAGCGGATACAATATAGATATAGCAAAAATGCAGATGATAGGAATACAGTATTCCTGGTATGGCGCAGGCTTTATTGATTTTATGCTGCGAGGCGCAGATGGTGATTTTGTGTATGCTCATAGAATGCGCAACTCTAACGTAAACACAGAAGCATTTATGAGGTCAGGTAACCTGCCGGTTAGGTATGAAGTTACAAACGAAGGACCTCCCGGTAAACTCGCTGAGCCGATCTCAGCAGAACAAGATTTTCTAGAACTGGAAGATTCGAGCTTTTTTCCTGAATCGGGAGTTTTATACATAGACAACGAAATTATCTCGTTTTCAGGCAATGATATTGATGCGAATACGTTAACCGGATTGAATAGAGGCACCAGTTATGTAAACTTTCAGGCAGGAGCATCAAGGAATTATAATGCAGGGCCCGCTGTTGCTCATTCAGCACGCACAGGTGTTATATTATTAAGCAATACAATTACTCCGCTGATAAGTCACTGGGGATCTGCATTTATAACTGACGGGCAATTTGACGACGATAGAGGATATCTATTTTCATATTCTGAAACTGGTGTTTCAATCAGCACAACACGCAAAACTGCTTTTATGTTAAGACTCGCGCCTAGTGTGTCTAATGCACTTGTTGGAGATCTAGGAGAAAGGGAACTTTTGAATAGAGCACAGCTACTACTGAATGGTATTGAAATCACATCGGAGGATGGATCAGGAGGCATAGTTGTTGAAGGCCTGCTAAATCCTCAAAATTATCCAGAAAATCCAGACAGCGTGCAGTGGCAAGGACTGCAGTCGCTTGCTCAGGGAGGCCAGCCCAGTTTTGCTCAGATAGCACCCGGAGGCGGGGTCGAATGGACAACCAGTGATACTGTAACCACCCAAAACATCACTGTTCAACCCGACTTGCAAGGCACAGCAAATACAAGGGTTAGCCGATCAAACACAGACCGCATTTATGTTACAGCTTCGACATGGGACGCCTTAAATGCTGATACAGGTGATTTTGTTGTGTCAAGTTCCGGAGGTGCAAATTTCAATGGAGGTTTAAGAATAAGGGCAGTGCGAGGCCCATATAGGTACGGAACACCTTACTACATACTCTATCTAGAGGACAGGTATAGCGGTACAACTTCGGGAACTGTAACTATAGAAAGACGATTTACCACAACGAACAGAAGCTTTGCATTCCTTGAAAATCCCAGTTATCTAGCCTCGGGCGCAAAGTCAGGCACAGATGTTGCGGAGTCAGGCAGCTCGGTTACTTTCCCTGGAGGAACAAGTGTTTCAACAATTCAAGAAGAAACATTCAATGGCACCACATACATAAGGATGTCATTTAACAACTCATATGACGGCACATTAAACGACGGCAGCGGAACAATTGCTGTTGAATTCTCACAGCCCCCATATGCGCAACCAGGCGAACAGGTATTTTCATTTATTGCTGTTCCCGGGGAAAGATCTACTTTGGATCTTCACTCATTAAAAGAAATAACAAATACTCCTCTTGGAGGGCGTGGTACATTTCCAAACGGGCCTGATGTGCTGGCAATAAATGTGTATAAAGTCGCAGGCGCAGAAATTGATGGTAATCTTATTCTTAAATGGGGCGAAGCTCAGGCTTAATCCTTAGAAAGGTAGTGCGTGTCTGAAAATGTCTCGCAGGTGCCCACTTCAGTAACGCTGGAGTCATTTGTTCTAGACTCCAACTGATGCGGAGTCAATCGAGGTGCCTTCCAAACGTCGCCTTCCCGCAGTATTTGATCTTTCATTTCCGCAGTTTGTGTATCAATATACCTTAAAACAAACTCTCCGGTGTTGACAAAGAAAGACTTTTCTCTCTCTTTATGAAAAAATAAAGGTGTTTTGTTACCTGCTTTTTCAAAAACTAAAATTTTCCCACAATAATAATCAGTATTGCTCCAAATTAAATCATAACCGTAATCTGTTTTTAGAATCCCTTCTTTGATTGTTTGAATATCTTCACTCATTGTCTATTAGATCTCTTACTTCGTAGATTGTTTTGATTTTTGTTTGATTATGTTTTTTAGCCAGTGTATTTTTTAAACCATAGTGCAACGGCCTCGGCCACTTATCGTAGGAAACCCATGCATATCCATCGTGCTCTTGATTTAAAAAAGGCATAAATTCAGTTCTTATTATACAGAGATAGGTATGAAATGTAAAGGTGTTGTCTGAAGATACAAATTTTTCAAGAGGCACAGTTTTCAGTATGTTAACAGAACCTATTTCTTCTTGAATTTCTCTCTTTAAACCTTCCCAGGGAGTTTCTTGATCTTCAGTGTTACCTCCAACAATCCCCCATACATTTGATCTCTTTCCCTGAGTTCGATGAACAAAAAGAAATCTTTCAGTGTCAAGACTAAAGAAAAGAGCACCCGCACATACAAGGTTTGACATATTAATAATTATGTCAGAATTCTATGCGCCACGTGCCGTTTGAATATTCACCTTCGAAACTTAGCAGCCATTCCAAATTTTCAAATTTGTACTGAATTCCTGTATTTAGATTTGTGGTATAAATTATTGTATTTTCATCATGCTGAGCCGCTTCAAACACCACATGCCAACTAGAACCGTCCCATTCTATTATATCATTGCCCTTGGCAATAAAATCAGTACCGTCGTTGTTCTTCCATGCATCGGCTCCATCTGTATTGACAGAATCGCCTATAGCCCCTAACAGCAGTATCCTTGGATTTCCGCTTGCCTGTAGATTTTCTGGATTGCTTTTTTTAGGATCAATAATATAGTCTATCTTGCTGCGAGATCCTGTAGGGCCTGTGAGAACAGTGTCTGTGGGAATTGAATCCACATCCCAGTTTACTACAGCTTCTGTGGGATCAGAAGGTGTAACAGCAAAAGTACCTGCTATTTCTGAATCAAGATCAGATCGTTTTAATCTTAGAAGAGAAATACCTTCTTCGAATTTGTAAGGCATTGCTTCTAGGAAGGTATACCAGTCTATAGCACCTACCACACCGTTTTTCGCAAGCTGAGCTGTGTTGTTTATGACTAACAGATCAATGTTCTGATAGGTGTTTTTAATAGTGATATTCACTGCTTGATTGGTTTCATAATCTGCAGTGGCTTTTGCACGCTCCAGTTCACCCTGCTCGTTGATAAAGATGCCTGTCTCTGTTTCTGCATCCCCTTCTGCGACTGAAACATCAAGATCGCCTAGACTTTCTTTCATGTCTTCTTTGGAGTTATGTATTCGCGAAATTATGTCTGTAATTACTCCTAGGCGCTTGACTTTTGCAGGCGGTGCAACCCAGATCGGAGTTGTAAATTCCAGTGTGCTCACATCAATCTCAGATTCTGTTCCCGCAGGAATTGTTCGGCTACTCCACGTAATCGAATTGAGATATACCGCAGTCAAGCTAGTCCAGTCAAGGTAATTGTCTGTGGTCTGCAATTCCAGCGAAGGATTAAACAGCATGAGAATCTGTTCAAGTATCTGTAGTTTTTGATCTGTGTTTGTGCTCCAGATATCCACACTAACAGTAAGAGTATAAGGAGTTGGCATGAGGCGTTCAACTGTGTAGTTTTTGCCTTCCGTGTTTAAATATTCATTGCCTGCTTGATCAAATTCTCTTTCTCTGATATTCACTTTGTTTACATAGGAAGCGTCTGCCAGTCTTGAAGTGTCCAGCTCAAGGCTAGTAACATACAGAGCCATTCGAGGCGCTGTGGGAATTTTGTTTTCTGAATTGTCCCTGAAAATTGATCCCACCTGGCGTGTTAGGTCACCATACATCACAGGCACAACATTGATATCCTGAGAGCTGTCTTTGTAGGAAAAACCACTCATCATTCTCACCAGCTGAGTGATATAACGTCGAATTTGGCCATCATAGAAATGCTGTAAATTTGCCATTAGTTGTCTGACCTCGGTCTAAGAGCGTCTGACAGGCTCTGCCTTTCCGCTTCTCTGTTATTGTAAAACTTCACTGTCCACTGTCCTGTGTAAGGTATTTGATCCTGCACTCCGTTTACAACGGGTAGAGAAATTGTGATTTTGGAACTGTCCTGACTGGAGACGAGAGTGGGATAATCTTCAATTGCATAGCCTTTCTCTATAGTCTCAATCTTCAGTACAATGTATTTTGCCACAGTATCAATTGATATGTCTGTGTGTATTTCTGTATCGCCTTCTTGTAATTGCACAACGTCTTGTGTAACAAGTTCGTTATAGGTGTATGCATCGTTGTTAATAAAGCCAGTTTTCTGAGTCTGTCTGTTTTGGCTATTTGTCATTGTCATTCTCACAGAATCCTGTACTTTGACCCATTTGTTTCCATCATACTGAAACATTCTTTTGGGAAGAAAATCTGTGCGAAGAAAGTAATCGCCTTTTTCTGGACTGTCAGGAAATTGAATACCATGTCCAAAATTTGCACCGTTAGGAGGAGTTCCGTCACCTACAAGATATCCCGAATAGCCACTTTTTGGCGGGGGAGCAGACGTCGCGCCACCTGCAGTTTGTTCTATGACAGGTGTAGACCCTGCGTCTGTAGATTCCACAGAAAGAGTGTAATAGTGTGATACATCATAGCCTGATTGAGGAGCATCTGCTTCTGCCTGCTCTATCACCGCGTCATTTACCTGCATTTCTCTTTCAAACGAGCTTAACATGTCTCTCAGAGTATCGCCACCAGGATTATCTTCTTCTGCGGGAAGATCGAGAATGTCTCTGTATTCCTGAGAGTCCACAATCTGTTTCAGCTTCAATCTATACAAGTGCGGATACCAAGTAGGCGAGAAGCCTTCTGACGCACGAGTCACTTCTTCTACGACATAAAAACGTTTAAGTGCATAGGATATGTCTCCCAAACTGTTGGGATCTTTCAGATGAGGCAGTTCTATTACATCTCCTGATATGATTTTTCTTCCCACAGTTTTCACAGAAGAATTGATATGCACTGTCAAAAACAGAGTATCATTGTCTAAGAATAAGCCAAACTGAGAAAGGTTAAAATCTATATCCTGTACATTGTATATGCCACGAATTGAATAGATGTCGGGGTCATATTTTCGATCTCTGTTTTCAAGAAACAGCAGATCCTGAATATTTGTGGGATCGATCTTGTGATACACGGGTTGATCCGCTGTGCCTTCCTCAGGATTGTCAGGACCAAGATACTTGTGCAGTAGAACGTCAGTACCGCCAACAGTGAATTGTTCTCTGATAATCTCGTCTAAAAAGTCAAAATCATTGCCTTTCTCTGGACGGTATAATGATAAGCGTGGAATAACACCTCTCCCAATTACAAGCATATTTAGCATAAATACTGTGAGGAGATTCTATCTATGTCTGATCTAGCCACTGAAAAACAACAAATATTTGATTACGTCTACAATATGTTAGGTGGAGGTATGGTGGATGTAGAATTGGATCCCGCACACTATGAAACTGCCCTAGATAAGGCTATTACACGTTTTAGACAGCGTTCAGACAATTCTGTGGAAGAAAGCTATATATTTCTTCCCACAGTGATTGACGAAAACGAATACGTTCTGCCAAACGAAATAATTGAAGTTCGCAGATTATTC